CTCTAAAATCACACTAGCATAACTGGTATAAGGGTTCTTTAAGGTAAAATCTTACTCAACATAATTATAGAATTATTAGACTAATAAGACTACTAATATAATCATTCATACATTTTTTTCAAGTTATTATAGCATATAGGGAGATCCATCTGAATCATAATTCATGTCATTTGATACAGATATTGTTTCATTATGTAATAAAATCTTTGAGGAAAGCAAATCTAGACATCCTGTCTTAGTAGCCAATTTATTCCAGGACAGATATGTCGCTTTTGACAAAAGTGAAGTGATTAATTTTGGATTGAGTGCCTTATTAGATCTTTCTAGTAACTTGTGCCAAACTCTGATAGAGCTTCCTATCAATGCCATCATATCATCCATATAGACCGTCTTAAGCTCTCCTGGAATGGATAAACTCCATGAGATTGTGTGTAACTTCCCTTTGGTCTTGCTTATGTATGTCTCATGAGAGAAGGATACGGTGACAGTTTTGTTTAATAGAGCTTGGAGTTTCTTCCCCAATTCTGGATCCTTAGCCTCTGCAGATAACCAGTAGGATGTGCCTATCAAAAATGCTAGAAGCCGTTTCAATTTTTGGTCAGAAGGAGGAGATATTCTTTGTTTTCCGCGTTTGCATACTGGAATGACTGATTCTGAAATAAATCCCATGGTGCTGATACACAAACTCCACGGATCTTCATCACTGTATATCATCAGTATGTCTTTCCATTGCTCAGATAAAGTCGGAGATACCCCCAATGAGTACATTATTGAGCTCAAGTCACAATATGGGTCAGAGATTAGGCATTTAGGGATACCTTGTAAAGTGTCTGTGTCAAATACTGAGAGGGCTCTTTCAAATTCTTTTTCATAAGGAACCATGCAATATGAATTGGTTGACAAGTCCTTCCACAGCCTTCTATAATTTACGTATGGAGTGTCATTTTTTCCCTGTTTTAGACATCTAAACCATACATAGTACTCAGAAGATTGTGAACTTGTGAACTCAGTTTGAGTTACAAAGACATGGTTGAATAAAGGTCCCACTAGACTCAGAAAGGACTCAGGTGAGAATAAGTCATTGAGGTAACTTTTGCATAACAGGGCCCCACCAGATTTCAAAATGCTATACAAGTTAACACGCAATAGAGTAGCTATTTTTGAGGATGAATCTTGGTCATTTGTCT